TATAGCAACCTGAACGTGGTGTTCCTCCTAGATGTGTCCTTACACCCGGAATTTAGCATACCAATAATTATCTTAATTAGAATCATTGTTGCTGAAACACAGGGTTTTCGAACGTTAAGCTCACTCCAGAAGTTACTACCATTAATTACACACTCAATACCCTTTGGAGAGTAGAAAGTTAGGTAGTCAGTAAAAACTGAAGCCTTGTACACTTGTTGTGTGTGTACGGAGTCAAAACCAGATACATCATCTGACATCGGAGGTCCATGTTGTCGGTTCTTGATCTTAAGAATTTCTATAAAATCACGTTTACCTTCTTCATGGAAACCAACCCCAACACCACTACCACTGAGGAACAAGTTTTCTTTCATTCGTCGAGACATCTCATTAAAGAGAACGCCTTCAACTATTTGATCGATAAAACTAACTGGGCTTATGCAACGTGGATGCTCCTTTCTTTTAGGAGTTGATTCCGCTTTAACAAAAACCGCAGTTGGCTCTAGTAGTCCGTTTTGCAGACATTCTAGCATGGTCCAAGACTCGTCGAACTTATAATTAAGGTAAATATAAACTCTGGCACTTGCTGCACAAACAACATATTCACGTCTATTGTCTAGTAAGGCTTTGTTTGTAGCAAAGTCTAAATTGAAAGGGTAACCTGGGCTTTTAGTAGGGGTTGTGGTCGCAATCGACTCAAGCACTCTATTTCTAATTGCCTTAATGTCACGCCTCTCAGTATCGTTGATAGTCGTTCTTAATTCAAAACCTCCACCGCCGCATCCGGAAACTCTTCCTTTTGCTACAATTTTGGCTGCACGTTCTAAAATCTTGTCGTCAAGATGGTGACACCTCTTCCTCCTTTCTGTGTCCACATGATGCTTGAAAGCACCTAGTGGATCATTTAAGGCTGGGACATAGAATCCATTGATTTCACTAAATTCTTCTTCTGTGAAGATTTCTTTAGCCTTTTCTTTGAATTTCTCATTGAGCTCCTTGACTTTGTTAAAGTTCCTTGCGGCTCTTTCACACACTCCAATTTGCTTGAGGGGTCCTTGATCTGTTGGGTTTTCACATTCAGTATAGTTTGCTCGCTTGGCAATATCGATGAGGTATCGACAACCTTGGACAAGGTAGTCTCTAGCTTCTCCAGTACTTCCATCATCTTGGAGAACTCTTTCGATGATGGGTGGCCAAAATCCTGAATTTCTTCTGGATCTTCTTTGACCACTGGACTGAATGGAATAGCAGTACTTTCAAATTGTTTCTTAAATCTACGATGAAATTCCCAATCTTCGTCTGTTATGTTTTCGCCATCTTCATAGCGATCATAAAAATCTCTGATCTTGGTACTGCCTGAGGCATCCTCAAACTCACGCCCATCATGTATAAACATCATGAGGTCACGTTTAGACAGGTTATTAGTTTCGTCGTAATGTCTAGCTAAATAATCTGCTCTGTCCTGCTTCGCTGGGTCTTCAAATCTGGCGTCTCTATTCAAGTAGAAATTCTCATATCCGTTCTTGTTTGCTTGCGCTTCATGAACGTCGTTTGAGTCAAACATAATGTCAGACCAAACTGATGAAGATTCCTTACGGGATCTATACATAGATTCTTCAGTAATGACCTCATCATCAAGTACATTTAAATATAGCTTGATAATTGAGGCATCAATGAAGGTATTGTGAGTTCCACCTGTAATGTGAATTCCCACAACTCTTCCGTTTTGATACAAAGCACCACCTGATGAACCTCCAGTAGAAGAAGCAGTATGAATTACTTCATGTTTCATGAGCTGTTGATCAACTCCTTTTCCAATTATTCTACCTTGTGAAGATACACCACCTTCGGCAGTTAACGCATCCAACTTGACAGGACCGTTCTTAGGCGTTCCTAGAGAGACCTTTGAAGCACCTAACCTGGACCACTGTCTTTCAGATAATTTACTGTAAGACATATCAATATCACTCATTACTAAACTCTTAAAACTATTTTTGTCAAAGCGCTCAGTGTTATGGTTGATCTGTCCAGTCAAATACTCAGCATCTTCAAAAACATGATTTGGCATAACCAACATGTCCTTGATTCTAAGGGCTGATCCAAGGAAATCTCCTTGTGCGTTTAGGACTCCAATCAAACTTTTTGACCGTTTGACTGGAACTCTAACGCTACCAGCTCTCATAGATTCTGGTTGACTGTAATTGGGATTAATAGTATGCAATACTATTTTGACATCCTTATCAATTACTTTAGGGTTCAAAGCATCAGAATCCAATAATTTTGGTTTCTGATGTAACCACATTCGAAAACGTTCAGGTATGTTGAAATACGATGCAACGGTATGATTTGCTGCGTCGTATGTTCTACCTGATATGTACTGAATGTAATATAGGCAACACTTAGCCACCGTAGAAAGACCGTGGAAAACCACAAGTCCTGTGATGGTAAGTGTTACACACACAATGAAATTGAATAAAAATTCTTCAGGTGGTACGTAATAGTGACTCACATCAGGAAAACCTGTTTGATAGTGAATCATCTTGGCCGTGATAGCCATAAACCAATTGTTTATGGTGCTACAGATAGTACTATAGGCAGAACTAACTTTATGAAAATCCATAAATGGCATAATAGCTAGACTGACAAGCGTGATCTTAACCACATGATAAGCGATATTCTTAATCATTGTCATTGAAATTCCAATAAGTTTCTTGGCTTGAAGTTATACTTTAAGCTGTTAAAAT